TTGGTGGCGACATCAGACTCCTCAGACTTCAGCGAGTATTTGACAACGCGCAGCTTGAGCAAGTCGGCCAGATAGTTGCGAGCATCGGAGATGTTCTCCTTCAGACGCAGATCGGAGATGGTTCCGTAAACGCCGTTGGCATTTTCCACATTGCCATTTCCTCGAATGAAGATGTTGTTGGTAGTGACGGAAGACCCGTTTCCACTTTGACCGATGAAATGATTCCAGCCAGTACCAGCAGCAACGATGCTTGCAGAATTAATAACAGGCTGGGTTGTCAGCGTGTCATAGCGGAAATAGGCGCGAGCGGTGTTTGGATTGCTTGTAAGACCCACCAGAAAATTCCCACTCGCATCGAGGGTCATTGCTTGGGTGAAGGTGATGGCAGAATCTACAGTGGGCGAAGTTGCAGCGATCAGGAAACGATGCTCACTGTTCGTTTGAATGTATTGCGAAGCGTATCCAGCGGCTACGCGTTTCCAACCTCCAGAGTTATATGCATTCTGAGAAAGGTATAAATCGGTACTAGGGTAAACAGAAAGGCTTCCTCCATTAAGCTGAACGCACTTGTATGGGCTATCCCAAGTATTCGGCGTAATTCCTAAGCCAACGTTGCCAGCAGAGTTTACACGCAAACGCTCAGTGCCTCCTGTAGTAACAGCAAACGTATCTGCCGCAGGATAGTAGATTCCGGTGTTGGTGTCTCCGGTCGTTGTAAGAGCGGGAAGCAGTGCTGTGCCAGCGGCAAACGTTGAAACACCCGTCACACCCAGCGTCGTCCCCACCGTAGCCGCGCCGGTGATGGTGGCGGAGCCAGCGGTAACGAGTCCAGTGACAGTCAGTGCTCCACTCGCGGTTGGAGAGGATGAGAGGATGTTGTTGATGCTGATGCGTTTGGTATTCCCCGAGGCTGGTGGAGTATCCGACACGTCCACAATCGGGATCATGTCATTTATTGCATCGGCTGCCGTTAGGTTTGTTAGTGCTGAGATTTTAGCGTCTGCCATATCAGTAAACTGTTAAGATTAGTTTTCCCAAGTCTTCTTGTGTTAAAAATGTGGAGCCATCTTCCAGCACTATGCTGTCGAATGTGCCATACGAAATGACAAGCTTGCTGGTTCCATCTTCTTGCAAGAGGAATGTGCCGTCCTCTTGTAGAACATCCCTCCGCATAATCGGAGGCTCAGGCATGATCCCATTAAAGGATCGCGTCCTGTTGATTGATGTTCCAATTGAGATCATTAGCTGCGAGCAAGGAAAGCCACAACGCTACCGGATGAGATCTGAAATCCGGTGATGTTACCCACCAGCGGCAGGCCAGCAGGGATCGTCTTGGATGTCCAAGTGCCGGAGATCTGGTAGCCGGTGATGGACGTAAACACCGTCGGCTCAACGGGAATCAAGCCAGACCAGTTGCCGGTCTGAGCGGCGGTGCTAGTGACCAGCGCGAACCCTTCGCGGCCCATTGAATACTCAGTCGAAATGTCTGCTTGGACGGCCATAAAATTGTGTTTCGGTTAAAGGGGAGGCTGTCAGCGTATCCAACAGCCTCCCCAGTTTTGGTTGTTTAACCTTTGCGGATCTTCGGTGCCAGACTGCCCTGTATCCACAGGATCAGTTTGCCTCCCTCGGGAATAGTCGCGGTGTTGAAGTTGGTGCGCTGGAGTGACGCATCGACTTCGGGGCCGGCGACAATCTTAGCCTTGTCGTTTCGGTCCACCGAGATGGTTGTGGCGATTCTCATGGGTAACCTTAAGCGGTGACCAGAACTTCGGCCTGGGTCGTGTCCGCGGCCGCGGCGCCGAACATGATGTCGTAGGACGCCATGTGAGAGCGCGTCGCGCGGCTGTACCAGACGGAGAGCAGACAGCTCAGGCCGTTGGCGGTGGTGACGGCGCGTTGCTCGAGGAACTCACCAGCGATCATGCCGACCGGCAGGCCGGAGGCGATGGCGATGGCATCAGGGCCGCAGACGAAGCCGGCGGTGTTGGCCTCGGCAGAGGTCCAGCGGTTATTCTCGGCGACCACGTCGAAGCCGAACCGGCCGTTCGCCAGCAGCTCCAGGCGGCTGTCAGGGAAGGTGTTGCTCGCGGAAGAGAACTGGAGGCGAGCGATGTGGCCACCGTCCAGGATGAGGTTCTTGCTGCGGTAGTTTTTGGCCAGAGCCAGGATCGCAGGCAGATCCGAGGTGTCGAAGTTGGCGGCGGTGCCGATAACAGTCGCGGAGCCGTAGTTGCCAGAGACCATAAGGGCGGTCAGCACGTCGCTGATGCCGTAGGCAAACAGGTCGGCAGAACCAGCAGCCAGGTCGGACAGCATAAAGCCCTGGTTGAGCTCCTGCTGGGTGACCGTGAAGTTCTTGCTGATCTGGTTCACGGTGACCGCGGTGGCGGCCAGAGTGCTGTCGTTGTTGGTTTCCCAGGACGTCGGGTTGGTCTGGGCAGCGGTGCCGGTGGTGTACTTCTTGACCTGAACCGAGGCGCGGGGGCGAAGGTTGTCCAGGCCGACGTTGCGGCTGAAAGCGGAGACCAGGGCCAAACGAGTGGCGGACACGGTGATCACTGCGTCGGCGAGATAATCGACAACCAGGCCCGAGGCGAACGTGTTGGCGTTCTGGGGGGCGTGGATAGCGCTCTGGCGCAACAGCTCGGAGTGGTTGGCCACCAAGAACTTGCGGCGGTCATTGCCGGCCTGAAAGCCCTTGTGCTTCTCGAGCAGTGCATTGCCGAGGTTCTCGATGCGAATCGGGGCGACGGGCTCCGGTGCAGGGGCGGCGGTGATGGTCTTGGCGCTAATGGCAGCGGCCACGGCCTTGGCGACGATGGCGTCGATGTCGAGGGCGGTCGGCGCACTAGGAGCGGCCGCCACCACGGTGTTGGAATCAGTCATGTTGTGTGGTGTCTGCTGTGATGTCGGCGCGGTTGTCGCGCCATCGGCGGCAGCGTTAGTGCTGCCGGTCGAAAGTTTGTTGTCTGTGGTTTCGCCCTCCTCGACTTCGAGTTGGGCGTAGAGTGCTTTGAACCAGTCACGGCCGGCGGCACCTCCCCAGAGGTTGGCAGCCACGTCGGCAGGGGTGTTGGCTTCGGCCTCGAGGAAGCGCTCGTTGCGTCCCCACCAGGCGTTGGCTGTGCGGATCTTGTCCTCGGTGGGCGCCTCACCGGCCACCAGGGCCTCGGCGTCCAGGACGGTCTGCTTCTCGAGGCCATCACCGGCCAGGCCTTCGGCATACTGCTCGAGGCCGCGGCGGAGGTTGCTTCGGACGGTCTCAGGGGCGGTCTTGGTGACGGCCCGAGGATGCCAGCAGGCGGCGATAGACATCTGCTCGTCGGTGTGGCGATTGGCCAGGCCATACTGGATGGCCTCGTCAGCGGTGAACCAGGTCTCTGATTTCATTGCAGCCCGAATGGACTCGATGCTGCGACCTGTTTTCTTGCGGTAGATTCCTGCCAGCACCTCGGCGTGTTGATCGAGGGCGTCGGCCATCTTCCTCATGTCCTCCGAGCTGCCGGCCACCATGCCGGAAGGATCGTGAATCATTATCAGAGCGGCGTCGGCGATCTCTACGGTGTCACCTGCCAGGGCGATGATCGAAGCAATCGAGGCAGCGATGCCGACCACCCGAGTGGTCACCGGCGCCTGCCGGCCTCTGAGCATATTGTAGATGGCCAGGCCGTCCCAGACGTTGCCACCTGGGCTGTTGATCTCGACGACCAGGGGGCCGGGGCCGACCTCCTGCATGGCCTGGCTGAATGCCTTGGCCGATACACCGGAGCCACCGAACCAGTCTTCACCGATCTGGTCGAATATCTGGAGCACCGCCGGCTCATGGACCGAGGCTCGGGGGCTGTAGGAAAGCCAGTTGGTAACTTTAGTCATTCGGTTTTCTTGGCTCTGGTTTTCCGCTTCTTGGGCTCGAGCACTGCGACCACCTCTTCAATGGGCTCGGCCGGGATCGGCTCGGGCATTTCTTCGGAAGGGGGCTGCTCGAGAGCGGCCGCGGCCGGCTCCGGTGCTATCGGCTGCTTTTGAGCGGTCGAGATCTGTGAGACATCGAGGCCGTACTTAACAGCCAGGTCTTGGATATACCGGGCCTGTTGGGCCTTGGCCTCCAGGGCGGATCGCCAGTCGATGCCTCGGGCGCCGTAGATCTCATCGTAGGTCGTAATGCCGGCACCAAGCTCGTTAAGTTGGGCGGCAGAGTTGCGACCGACGTCGACGTTAGGGGCTCGGGGCGCCTGGATGGCCACCTCGTACCAGTCATCGGGGCTGTCGCGGAGAGTGGGATCGGTGCGGATGGCGTACTCCATGACGTATTCCCAGATACGTCGGGCGGCCGAGGCCATCACCTGGTGCCGGCTGCGGAACCACACTGACGACATATCGAGTGAGCCCCGGTAGACGGTGCCCTGCATCGACTCTGGGAATACCAGGACGTAAGGAATACCGACGCCGGCACAGACCTTCTCGGTCAGGCTCCGCCAGTACTCGCGCATATTGACGTTGGGGCGGTCAGCGGAAAACTGCTCGAACTCGTCGCCGGTCTTCATGACCTTGACCGAGGCGCCGAAGATGTTCTCGTAGTAGTTCTGCGCGGTCCCCTGGGAACCAGCAACACCGGATCGCAGGCTGGTTGCCTGGACCTCACCGGAGCTTGTCTTAATCACCTGGGCCACGCTGGAGGCGAGCTTGCAGGACTCCATCTCGAGCTTTTGCAAGTCGTCCAAGTCGTGCAGGTCGTTGATGACGCACGCAACAAAAGGCAGGCCGCGGAGCTGGCCGGCACGTTGGGCCTCGTAGATGTGGACCACCGAGTCGGAAGAAATGGATCGGATGTCGGTAAGCTGTCCCTGCTGCTGCTCCTGGCCGCAGAAAAAGGAGATGGCCCGACCCGTCTTGGGGTCGAATCGCACACCATCGAACACATCAGGAAGACCCTCCTGGCCATTGGGCGTGGAGACTTGCTGCGGCTCGATTAGCTGCAGGCGGGGCCGGCCGGTCTCGCCCTTGGTCAGGAGGATAAAACTTTCGCCATCGTAAAACCAACCACGGGCGGCCAATGACATCAGGGTGCCGAAAGACTGCCGGGATCCGATGTCAGGGTAGCGGCTCCAGGTGTCCCACCACTTTTTGGCTCGGAGATTCCACTCGGGATTCGAGCTGGCAGGCTGGACTGAGAAGTTCGATCCGACGGTGTAATTCTCGAACAGGTCGCCCAGGCGATTCATCACCGCGTTGTTCTGCTCGAAGAATCGGGACTTTCGGACGATCTGCTGCCGGGTCGAGGCAGTCACATCGAACCGAACCGAGGTGTAGCTGGTGTCCAGGAAGGACCGGCGGATCGAGTTAGACGCGCCTTCGTAGCGGTCGACAGGCGCCGACCGGAACTTGTTCAGGATTGTGTCGAGGAATCCCATTAGGTCATGCCGGTGCGGATGGTTCCCTCACGGCGGAAGTTGGAGAAGTCGCCGCCGAAACTGGTGGCTGCAACCAGAACCACGGCCACCATCTTGGTGTAGATCTGGGCGTCGGTGGGCGTAAGGTTGCCGTCCTGCTCAAGGTAATACACGGCCAGATCGTAGTCATCGACCAGGCTTTCCCACATCTCGACCATCTCGGATGGTGTGGGGGCACCTTTGCCAGGCTCGGCAAACTCTACCGAGACATCGGAGGATGAGGTCGACCGGACAACCTGGCCGGACTCGATCACTGTGGCCGCGGCGATAGACTTAGCAGCCAGGGCAGCCAGGAGCGTCACACCGCCCAGTGTCGCATAGACACTGCGGAGATAGGCCCTCTTGATGGCTACGGTAAACGTGAACACCTCGGGCGGATCTTCACCGATCCCAGGGTGACTTCAATAGGTTAGCTGGCTATTGACTCGCTTGACGTAACCAGATCATTCCAAAGCATCACCATGGCGAGCTGCATGATTTCGCAGTCGTGCAGATGGTCGGGCCACTTTTGGTTCCTCTTAACCCAGACGTGCTTGATGCGGCCAGCGCGATTGGCTTGGGGTCGTAGGACGTGAGAGTCCAGGTGACGCCAGTAGAGGTCGGGCTCGGCGATGTAGGCACCTTCGGCCTGGACGCTGGGCGGATCCTGATGGACGCCCCATTCCCGGTCGATGTCGCCCTTCCTTAGCCTGGAGAGCATATCTCGGAGGTGCTCGGTGTCGAACACCAGGAGGGGCTGCACCACGTCGGTCCGCATCGAGGAGGATGTCGACAGCCCGAAAGGGTGCACCGCCCCGGTAGATGCTGTGAACCGGGCGCCGGTCTCCCGGCCTTTGAGCGGCATCCAGCCAATCACCATGGGCTTGCGGAGGCCGCCCTCGGGAGGGTAGCGGAGGCCACAAGGGAAGTTGATCGGGTTGGAGGTCACCGAGGAATAGGAGGCACAGGCGTCGTAAACCGTCTGGGTGTTAAAGCCTGAGTCGATGCCGACATCCATGTCATGGACCTCGAGGGCCACCTGCACCCGGCGGAGGGCTGCGAAGTCATCGGCATGGCCGGCAGCAATCAGGGTAGAGTTGCCGTCTTTCCACTCGCGACACACCCACCACAAGAACGGCGCCACGGCCTGGACGTCGGCGGTCAGATAGCGGCGGCCGCCATCGACGGTCACGGTGGCCGCGGTCTCGGTGCGCTCCTGCTGCACGTCCTGCTGCTCCCAGGGCTCGGCCAGGTTGCCGTTAATGAAGCCTTGGAGGCCGGCCATCGATGCCTTGGCCTCGAGGAATGAGACCGCCAAATATCCCCAGGTGCACTTGCGGTCGGGGCTGTAGAGGCTGCTCAGGTGGTAGGACCGCACACCAGGCATGGCGTTGGGATTCTCTGGGCGCCATTGGCCGTGTCGTAGGGCTGCCACCTTGTGAGAGTCGGTAATTTTGCCCTGGCAGAGCTGGCAGACGTAATGGGCCGAGGCTCGGATCTTGCCCAGGTCGTGCTTGCCGTCCTCGGCCTTGGCGTCGTCCCAGGTCACCTGGCGCCATTCGAGTTTAATGTACTCCCGGCAGTGGGGGCACGGCAGGTAGTAGCGGCGCTGGTCACCGCGGAGGAAGCGCTGCCAGATCCGGCCTTCGACCACCGTCGGTGTGCTGGTCATAAAGGCTTTGGAGCTTGAGAAGCTCTTGAGTCTCTGCTCGGCCAGGTCGAGGGCGTCGGCCTCCCGGGCGGTTGCCTCAGCAAATTTGTCGACCTCGTCGGCGATGAGCACCCGAACCGGGCGGCTGGCCAGGTTGGCCGGGCTGTTGGATCCTACGAAAGTCAGGGTCGACCTGGTGAAGTTCTGCTCGAGGTTGGTGATCTTGTCGGCCTCGGCCGGGTAGCACTCAAGCATGGCTGGGCTGTCCTCGAGCATGGGTAGCCAGCGGGACTTCGAGAATGACCTGGCCAAGGACTCGGTAGGCATCAGCCACAAGGCCGGGCTCGGCTCGTTGGCGATTAGCCAGGCCAGGCCGGCCATGAGGGTGGTCGTCTTCGAGGTCTGCGATCCCCAGCACAGGGTCACCTCGTAGACCGTCGGGTCTTTCCAACATTCCATGGGCTCCCTGGTGTAAGGCCGTACCGAGGTGCTGAATGGCCCGGGGTGCTCGGTTTGCCGTTGGGTCAGCCGGAGTGATGCCTCGGCCCAGTCGACCACGGTCTGCATGGGTGTCGGCCGGTAGAGGTTTCGGCGATAGTCCAGCAGGGAGCGCTGGAGGTCGGTCAGGTTTTCCATGGGTGCTCTTGATAGATTCACAGGGCGCATCCTCCTTCACACTCGAAATTAAATGCCGACTGGCCGCGCTCGTTGTCGGTTAGGTGAACCTCCTTGAGAGGGTGGCAAGACTTGTGAAGATAGAGTTTGTCGTCGCAGTTGCGATTCATGACAACACCGTCAAC